CACCGCCAAGGACAACATCGTCCTGTACTACATCCCTGTGAACGGCGCTGATCTGGGCGAGGTGTTCAACTTCACCACCGACGCCACCGGTTATATCGGTATCCATGAGGAACCCGATTACACCAACATGACCGCATCCGATACCGTTATCAACGGCATGGTGCTGTTCGCCGAGCGCATTGACGGCGTGGTTGTCGGCTCCATCACTCCGGCAGTGGGGGGCTAAGCGAACTGCTGAGTGAGCCTGACCCTGAAACTTCTTCTTTCTCCAACATGACAAAAGCCCAACTGCTTGATTATGCCAGGGGAAACGGGGTGGACGGGGTCAGCAGTTCAATGCGCAAGGCTGACATAATTGCAGTATTGGAAGGGAGCTGACCCGTATGACATACGCTGATTATACATACTACGCCGGAATCTATATGGGTTCTGTGAGCGAGGAAGATTTTCCGCGTCTGGCTGTTCGGGCCAGCTCCTTCCTCGATTACTACACCCAAAACCGGGCGAAAGACAACGCTGATATGGACGCTGTAAAGATGTGTTGCTGCGCATTGGTGGACAAGTATCAGTTGATCGAGACCGCGCAGCAACTTGCCGCAACCAGGCTGACGGCGGCGCTTACCGGCGGTGACGTGAAAAGTGAAACGGTAGGCGGGTATTCTCGCACACTGGCCAGCGGCGGGGAAAGCGCCGCTGCTGCATTGAGTGCCACGGACGGCGCAAGAAAATTGCTGGCGGAAACATGCATGGAATACCTTGCCCATACAGGGCTGCTGTATCGCGGAGGTGGTTGCAGATGTACGCTCCCCACACTGTAACGGTTTACAACGTCGTGCGTGAACCGGACCCTGCCACGCTAAAAGATGTCACAAACCTATATGTAACCGTGCTTGATGGCGTGTTCTGCGAGGCGTCAAAGGGAGTTAACGTGCGCAAAAGCGGGCTTGAAGGCGCCGACGCAGTAAACCTGTATATCCCATTTACGGTAAAAGCTGTGGATGGATTTAGCGGAAAGCCCAAGACATATACAGAGCCGCAAGCATTTTTTGCCTCAAGCGACAGGACGGGCCTATGGACGCTATCCACCACCGGCAACGGTGGCGATACATTTTTCGTCAAAGGCGAATTTGTAACGGACAACGAGGGCGTGGCATTGGCGCACGATAATTGCTGGAATGTGACTAAGGTTGACGCAAAAGACTTTGGCAGCGCAGATATGCAGCATTGGGAAGTGGGTGGTAAATAAGTGGCCGTTACCTTTGCGATGCATTTTGGCGGCATGGAGGCCATCAAGGACAAACTGGCTGAGAGCTGCACCCGCGCTGAAAGCATTGTTGGGCAGCAGGTCATAAAAGACACCGAGCCGTTTGTTCCTGCGCTTACAGGATCATTAACAATACGCACGAGGTTAGACGGCAACAAAATTATTTACCCCGGGCCTTATGCGCGGTTTTTGTACTACGGCAAAGTCATGGTTGATCCGCAAACCGGTAGCACCTTTGCGCCAAAGGGCGGGACGAAGGTCTTGACAAACCGAGACCTTGTATTTTCCAAGGCGATGCACCCACAAGCACAGAGCCATTGGTTTGAGGCTTCCAAAGCGCAGAACCTGGATAAATGGATACGCATTGCAGAAAAGGCGGTGGAAAAATTTGGACAAAGTTAAAAAAACCGTATCGGCAGCGGAAGAGGACAAGGTATCTCGCAAGCTGCTGGTTTGGCTGAACACATATCCGGATTTGCCGGTGGATTTGATTCGATTTGAGTCCCTGCCCGCCGACACCTCTGCAATGGCCATTTCGACCATCCAGGCGTCCTATATCGTTAAACGATATGTTTTAGGGGGCTACCAAGCGGAATACCAATTCAAAATCATTTACCGGGTTAAGCCGGGCAACAGCATGGACAAACGGCTCAAGGCTGACGAACTGTTAAACGCTATCGGAGATTGGGCGACCGGAAAGCGCCCTGACATTGGTACGGGGAAACGCGTTGTAAGCCTGGAGCCTACTACGCGATCTTCTTTGTTCGCTGTGTATGAAAACGGCGACGAAGATCATCAAATCTTAATGAAAATGAATTACGAGGTGAATACATAATGGCAGATTTGACTTTTACCACACCGGAAGGCCAGACCATTGACCGGGAACTGCTGATCGCATACCTCAACACGGGGACCAAGGAAAGCCCTGTTTGGAGCGCTATCGGCAAGCGGGTGGAGGACACCAGCGAGGAAATGGACTGGGGCCAGGAGAGCAAGCAGGATGTGCTGGGGAACACATTCACAACCATGAAAAAGCCCGTTATTACACAAACCTTTGACCCCATCCCCTTGGATGCTGGTGATGCAGCAGCCGTGAAGATGTGGAATTTGGCCGTAAAAGACCACGATGCGCAGGCGCTGGCCAACCAGGACATGATGATCGGGCATTTTTACGCCACCAGCGGCGATGCGAAGTTTGCCGAGCGCTATGATTCCTGCGCCATTGCCGTGACCTCCATCGGCGGTGAGGGCGGCGGTACCCTGAACATCGCAAGCGAGATCACATACGGCGGCAATCGCACCCTGGGCACTGTGAATAAGGGCAGCAGCGGCGCTATTGAATTTACCGCAGCCTAAGCAGATCGGGGCGGGTGCTTCTGCCCGCCCCACTATCGAAAACGGAGGACGCTATGAGCGAAAATATTATCAAAATTGATACCGGCGTAGTCACTAAAACTTTTTTGACTACCGACGGGAAAGAATGCGAATTTGCGTTTAACCCGCTGGATATGGGCCTGTCTCGCCGGCTTTTTTCCGCGTTTGAAAAACTCGACAAAATGAACGAGGGTTATAAGGACGAAGTGCAAAAAAACGCCGATAAAAAGGAAATTTTTGACATTGGCCAAAAGATGGACCTGGAAATGCGGGAGATCATCAACGGAGAAGTATTCGGATTTGATATCTGCACCCCGCTTTTTGGTGAGCTGAATCTTTACGCGCTGGCCAACGGATTCCCCATTTGGGCAAATTTGCTTTTTGCACTGGTGGACGAAATGGATACTGCGTATGCCCGGGAGCAGAAGCTTACCAACCCGCGCATTAGCAAGTACACCAAGAAGTACCACAAATGAGATACAGCCTGCCAAAATCCGTGGAGCTGGGCGGGAAGCAATACGCTATTCGGTCTGATTACCGGGACATTTTGGACATTTTGGAAATGCTTTCTGATTCGGAGCTGGACAGCGCCGATAAGGCAGAGGCAGTGATGGAAATGTTTTACCCGGATTACGAGGATATCCCATACACGGAATACGAGAACGCGGTGCGGCAATGCATATCCTTTATAAATTGCGGCGAGGAAGAATGCCGGGATGAAAAGCGCCCCAAGCTCATGGATTGGCAGCAGGATTTCCCGATGATTGCAAGCCCCATAAATCGCGTGCTTGGCACGGAAATCCGCTCCATTGAATATCTGCACTGGTGGACATTTATAGCCGCATACCAAGAAATAGGTGATTGCACCTTTGCCCAAGTGGTAAGCATCCGAAAAAAGAAAACCAAAAATCAAAAGCTGGATAAATCCGATCAGGAATTTTACAAGCAGAATAAGCATCTTGTGGATTTCAAGCGCAGATATTCCGAGCAGGACGAAAATATTATCAAACAATGGGTATAAAAATCCGCCCTCTTGCGAGGGCGGATGGACGCATTTTTACTTTTTCAGGTCAGCATCAATGCTGAACATTTTTGCTGTGAAACTAATTTTGTACTGACTGCCTTTGGTAACAAGGAATGTGAGTTCATTGCTCCTAACAACTCCTCGCTCAAACCTAACGGTATGTTCTCCTGGCACCAGGTGGAACTGGACAATATTATCCAAATCAAACGCTTTTCGTTCCCCATCAACAATCAATATTGTTTTTGACTCTCCACACTTCCTCGCACCCATTCGTACCACGGTAACATTTTGAGCGAAGCTCGCCTGGTTTTCCGGGTCAGACAGTTTCCTCAAAATCTCAGAACGCTTTTTCTCAAAGACATCATCTGGTAAGGCTCCGGATTCATGAAGATCGTGGATTTTTTGCAAGGTATCCAGCATCGCGGTATCCGTTTCCGGTGCGGCGGAAGTACTATCCTTGGACTGGTTTGCAATATCCATCAGTTTATCGAACAACAACTTCTGTTCGCGTTGTTTTCGCTTACTTTCGCCTGGCGAGATGGGGGCGCACTCAATTACATCGGATGAACCGTCTTCGTACTCAACCCAAAAACTGTATAGCGTATAGTTTACTGTAGTAAAAATGAGCGTATCCCGTGCCTCTCGCACTCCAAGTAGCTTTGCGCGTTTTATCAATTTCTCTTTTTTTGACAAATGTAATGCCCCTCCCAACAACAAAATTTTAGCGTATTATATCATACGCACAGCACCTTTGCAAGTAAAAGAAAAAATGGTGGTGATTTAATGGCAGATGGATCTATTATCATCAATACGGAAATTGATTCCAAGCAGGCGCAAAAAGAGCTCAATACACTTACGAGGAAAATTTCTGCTTTATCTGAAAAACTAAATGATCTGGAAAGAGAAAAGCTCCCGCTGGTAGAGCAGTCGGCACAGCTCGGCGCAAATCTCGATGCGGCAAAAGCAACTCTTGAACATATGAAAAGCGGAGCGGAATTTTTTACATCCGACTCTATTGCAAACCAGCAAGCACAAGTGAACGCCATGCAGAAAAAGTTTGATTCGGCGGCGTTAAAGGTGGAAACGATCAATGCAAAAATCAACAAAACCGCTGCGTCTCTTGACAATGCAAAGAGAAAGGCGGGAGAACTCAGTGGGCAGCTTGCTGGAGCAAAAAATGGCACAAGAGAGTTGTCCCCCGCTGCAGAGGAAGCCGGGAAGCGATTCACAAAGCTTGGAAACCGAATCAAGGGGCTTGCAAGGCGCGTGTTTGTTTTTACGCTCATTACAGCTGCACTGCGCAAAATCAGGGAGTATATGTGGTCGGCGATCCAGACAAACACCGATGCAATGGCGGCGGTTGCCAAGCTTAAAGGTGCGCTGCGTACACTGGCCCAGCCGATTGTAAACATCGTTATCCCGGCGTTTACGCTACTCGCAAATGTGCTTACAACGGTGGTAAATACAGCTGCTCGGCTGCTATCTGCACTGTTTGGAAACACTCTTGCATCTTCTCAGAAAGCGGCTGAAAGCCTTTATGACCAGCAGAAAGCGATTGATGGTGTTGGTTCTGCCGCAAAGAAAGCCAGTAAATATTTGGCACCTTTCGATGAGCTGAACACAATGAACGGAGATTCCGATAGCTCGGGAGGGGCAAGTGCAAGCGGTGGAATCGCACCGGATTTCACAAGCACAGTCAGCAGCGGATTGGCTGCCGTTGCAACCTTGTTTACCGGAATTGCCCTTCTTGCATTGGGCGCAGTGTTGACTTTTTCTGGCGCAAATATACCGATTGGCATTGCTCTGATGGTTGCTGGTGCGTTGGCGGTATATGGTGCCGCCTCCGAAAATTGGGGTCTTATTGCAGAAACTTTGCAAGGATCACTTGCGGTTATAGTGACTATTGTAGCCGGAGCTTTGCTTGCTCTTGGCATAATCCTTGTTATGACAAGCGCAAACATCCCGCTTGGAATTGGCATGATTATAGCTGGCGCTGCATCTTTGGCCGCCGTTGTTGCCGTCAACTGGGATACCATAACAAGGTTTATAAGTGACAACATAGATGTAATTGCCGGTATTGTTGGAGCCGCCTTCCTTGTACTTGGCGCCATACTTGCTCTTTCAAGCGCAAATATTCCGCTCGGAGTAGGATTGCTTTTGGTTGGTGCTGCATCTTTGGCGGCATCTGCAACCATTAATTGGGAAGCAATCCAAAACGCAATGAAAGGGCCTATTGGCGCAGTAACTGCAATTTTGAGCGGCGCGTTGCTTGTGCTTGGCGGCGCATTGCTGTTTACTTTTGCAAATGTCCCTCTTGGGCTTGGGCTTATGGCTGCTGGAGCGGTTGGGCTTGCGACGGCGATTGTTCCAAATTGGGACAGTATTACGAAGGCGCTGCAAGGGCCGCTCGGCAAAACTCTTGCTATGATCGGCGGTTTTCTTGTTGTACTCGGGATTATTCTTATTTTTACGGGCGTAGGAATACCCTTGGGCATCGGGATGTTGCTTGCCGGTGGCGTTAGTTTGGCGGCGGCAATCGCGCCCAATTGGAATTTCATCATAGACAAAATCAAGTACGTTTGGCAAAAAATCAAAGAATTCTGGAACTCTTATATCGCCCCTGTATTCACTGCGGCCTGGTGGCAGAACCTCGGGAAAAACATCATGAACGGTTTGATCTCGGGTATTGAACGGGGCATAAACTGGGTGCTGGGCGGCGTAAGCGATATGGTAAATGGCATCACGGGTATCTTGAACAAGATTCCCGGTGTGAACATTGGACGGGTCAATTGGGGAAATGTCCACATTCCTCGCCTGGCCCAGGGCGCGGTGATCCCAGCAAACCGGGAATTTTTGGCCGTTTTGGGCGACCAGAAGCGCGGCACAAACATCGAGGCACCCGCCGATTTGATCCGCCAGATTGTCCGGGAGGAAGTCAAAAACAGCGGCGGCGTAGGAAATCATATCACAATCGTGCTGGACAGCGTTAACGGGAAGAAAATATTTGACACTGTTGTGAAGGAAAACAATGCCGTGGTGCGTGCCACCGGCGCAAGCCCGCTGGTGGTGTAAGGAGCAGTAATGGATGTATTGAAAGTTACCAAAAATGCCGGGACGGTCGTTGTTCTGCCTGCTCCCGCCGAGATAAAATGGAGCATTTCTGACCTGGACGGCGACGGCAGCGGGAGGAACCAAAACGGGGACCTGTTCCGGGACCGCGTGGCGGTAAAGCGAAAGATCGAGTGCTCCTGGCTCCCAATGAGTGCCGCAAAAATGGCAACGCTTTTGTCAGCCGTCAGCGATCCGTTTTTCAAGCTTACATACCCAGATGCGCTTACGGGGACAAATAGAACGATCACCTGCTATGTTGGTGATCGTTCTGCGCCCATTTTGCGCCCGGAGGCGGATGGAACATGGTTATGGGGCGAAATGTCCATGAATTTCATCGAGAGGTGAGCCATGCATACTGTAACAGACGCATTTAACGCCGCGTGTTCTGCGCCGGGGCGGGAGATCACAAGCAAAATACTGTTTAACGGCACGACAGAGCTGGCCGCCTCCGAGGTGCAGGAAATCAGCATAACAGAGCAGTTCGGCTCCTCGGACGGCGTGACCATCGGTGCGGCGTTTTCTTCCAGTTGCAAGGTGACGATGTACAAGCAGGACAATCTCCCGCTGAACGGTGCATTTTTTATTCCATCTGTTGGAATCATGGTGGGCGGCAAAGCCCAGTATGTCCAAAAGGGCAAATATTACATCCCCACGGACGGCGTAGAAGAAAGCGGGAAGTTGTGGGTAACTATCACCGGATATGACCGCATGGCCAGTCTGACGGATGATTATGTGCCTACCATTGATTTCCCCGCCACTCCTGTGCAGATTCTCACAGATGTATGTACGCAAGGAAATGTCACTGCGCCCTCGGTAGCTTTGCCGGATATTCAAATTGCTGCCCCCTACACAGGGTCACTGCGCCAGCAGCTCGGATGGCTGGCGGGGCTGATCGGATGCAATGCAAAATTTGATTCCGACGGAGAACTGAAATTCTGCTGGTACTCTGATAGTATTTCTGTTGGCCCGGAGGTGCAGTATCAGGGAGGACTTAGCAAATCCTCAGATTCCCCGTTTACCATACAAAGCCTTGTCACGGGAACGGAAGAAAACCCCATCACGGTCGGGACAGGTGTTGGTATCTCTGCCACAAACCCGTATATTACTGAAGCTGTGGCGGCTGCTGTTTTTGAGGGAATTGGAAACAAGGCAATGATGCCGTGTAAGGTGCAATGGCGGGGAGACCCCTCTACGGAAGCAGGGGACATATTGCACGTTACAGATGTGACCGGACCAGCCAGCACATTCCCCGTTTACATTATGGAACAGGAACTGCGTATAAAGGGCGGAATGGTGGCGAACACGACCTGCTATGCGCCGCAGGACAAGCAGTATGTCGTAGAAAGCCCGATTATACAGCAAGTGAAGCGGGAATATTCCGGCCTTGCCAAAGCCATGCAGGATGCCACAGAAAGGATTATAGGAGCGAAAGGCGGATACTGGGAAGTCACGCTGGATGATGATGGATTCCCCACCGGGTGGATGGTTCGAGACACGCCCACTATGGAAGATAATACAAGGCTGTGGATTATGAACATCAACGGCCTGGGGTATTCCAAAGACGGCGGGAAAACCATTTCTGGCGTTGCGCTTACGATGGACGGAGCAGTAAACGCAGACACAATTACGGCTGGGCAAATGTCCGCAGAGCGTGTAACGATCAATGGGCAAACGCTTTCTGATTTCATTGATGCAAGCATTGATGAAGATGGGCACCCTGTACTTCGCATTGGATCCTCTGCATCGGAGATTGTTTTGAAGGAATACAACGACAAGATTGGGTTTTATGACGCAAGCGGCACACTGTTAGCGTACTGGAATAACAACAGCTTTGAACTGGTAGAGCTATCGAAGTTCCGCCTCGGTCCGATGTCTATCGTTGTGCAGCCGAATCAATCCATAAGTTTCGTGGGGGTGACGTGATGCCGAGTATCTACGGAAGCAAATCTAAGGGATGGCAGCTACGCCTTGACTATACAGTCAAGAGCCAGAGCATCGAAAATAACACCAGTGCGCTTGATTTAACCTTGTATGTGTATGACGGTACCGGGTACTCACAAAATGAGTCTGCGAACGAAGCGTATTACATTCTGCAAGGTACAAAAACTTGGAATCCGTACAATTATCCATCTACCGGTTGGTATAAACTGGGCGTAAAGTCTATCACTGTTACACATAGTGGCGACGGAACCGGGAAAGTCACGCTTTCCGGCGAATGGGACTGCGGCTTTGATTCGGCCTACACACCAAGGCATTTGACCGTCTCCGGTAGCGTTACACTACCAACAATTCCAAGAGCATCTTCCGTGTCTGCCACAAATGGCACAATGGGCGGTAATGTAGCAATTACCATCACACGGAAAAATTCCGCCTTTACACATAAGTTGTCCTATAACGCCGGAAGCGGGTATGTCTCTATTGCAACTGGTGTAGCCACATCTTACACGTGGGCAAGCCCTGACAGCATGATAGATGCTACCACGAATGCTTCTTCCCGCACGGTGACGATAAAATGCGAGACCTACAACGGAAGCAGCAAGATAGGTGAAAGCACGACAACCTGTGTCCTCACTGTGCCGGAATCCCTCGTTCCATCTTTAAGCGTGGTGCTTTCCGATGCCGCTGGGTATCAGCCGACATATGGATGGGTACAAAACAAGAGCCAGCTAAAAGCCGTTGCCACAACTGGCGGAGTAAGGGGAAGTACCATTGTAGGTACTGTCATGAAAATTGGCAATGAAAATGCCAATCTGAATACAGGGAATCTGCTTACAAAAAGCGGCTCTGTTGTGGTGACGGTAACTACGACAGATTCTCGTGGCAGAAACAAGACGGTTACAAACACTATTACTGTACAGCAGTATGCTGGACCGTCTATTGCAAATCTCACATACGCAAGAGGTTCCTATACAGGCGGCGTGTGGACAGAAAACAATACAGGCGCAGACATTAAGGTGATGTTTGATCTCACCATTTCTCTGAGTAATAACACCGCCAGCATCTCTTTGAAGGTCGATGATGAGAATAGGCAAACCCTTTCTGCGCAAAGCTCCGGCTCAAAGGTTGTTTACATCGCCGGTGTCGGAACAGATACGACCAGAAAACTGACGGTAGTCGCCACGGACGCTTTTTCAAGCAGTTTTACCAAAGAAATGGATGTGGCGACAGTTGAAGTCCCGTTAAATATCAACTTCAACTTGCCAGGAGCGTGTTTTGGCGGGGTAGCCGAAAAAGAGAAAACGGTGCAATTCAAGTGGCCTATCTACGCCGAAAATGCCGTGGAGCTGAACGGGGAATTGATTTTATCTGATTCCGCAGCGGGGAAACTTCGGCAAGCGATGGGCATCCAAGACTACATCATTGAGCAAGGCGTAAGTGGCAACTGGACGTACCGGAAGTACGCATCCGGGTATGCAGACTTGTGGTGGCGTGGTACAGTGACGCCCACCAGCTACACTACATTTGGCAGCGCCGCATACACAAATACGATTTCCCTGTCAATGCCCTTCGGGGTGACGGGGAACGTGGTAATCACCGGCAGTGCGTCTGATCTGCACACAATCTGCAATACGGATTGGAGCTATGCTTCAAAAACCTTGTCCTTCCGCATGACCCGTGGGGCGAGCATGACACCAACAAATGAAACCGTATCGCTGCGGGTGACTGGCAAGTGGAAAGTATAAGAGAGGAGGAACACCAATGACCGAGACGATCATCGTCGCACTTATCACCGGCGGCCTGTCGCTGCTGGGGGTAGTCATCACCAGCAACAAGACCACCCGTGATGTGCAGGCCAAGCTGGACACGCAGCAGGCCGTCACCGACACCAAACTGGACGAGCTGACACGGGAAGTCCGGGAGCATAATAACTTCGCCCGCCGGGTCCCGGTGATGGAGGAGCAGATCAAGGTAATCAACCACCGGCTGGCCGATCTGGAGCAGACGGCCAACCACTGAGCATCGCAAATCTAAAGTATGAGGAGGGATACCCATGTATCGAGGTACAACCCCCACGCTGACATTCCGCCTGCCCATCGACACGGGGAGCATCACGGTGCTGTCCTTGGCCGTAGCGCAGGCCGGACAGGTTAAAATCGAAAAAGCATTGTCGGATGTACAGCTGGACGGGAATGTTGTCTCCTGCACGCTGACGGAAGCCGAGACCCTGTCGCTTACTGCCGGGAGAGGCATTGACGCAAAGATACAGCTCCGGGTGGGCGTAGGCGGTCAGCGCATGGCATCTCAGGTATTCGAAGTGCCTGTGGAGCGTATTTTGCGGGATGGTGCGCTATGATCGAGTTTGCGGTAACTTTTTCTCCCGGCGCTGATCTGGATGTCAACATGGGGCAGGTGATGGAGGTGTATGCCACCGAGGAGCGGACGGTGGAGCTGTCTATGCCCTCCGGCAATCAGGTCATCCTGCCCACCAGCAGCAAAGGCATGCGTAAGGTGACGATTCAAAAACCGGACACCCTTTTGGCCGAGAACATCAAGAAGGATGTTGTGATCGGCGGCGTGACCGGCGCCCTTGAGGCACCACCGACAGGCCCTTATATAGCGTATACGTCCCTCGACAGTTCTGGTAGAGTGTTTACTGCTAAATTTCGAGGAACCATTGTTCCAGAGTATGCATTCGCTTATTTGGCGGAATTGACATCAGTAGATATGCCAGACAATGTAATTGCAATTGGTGATAATGGTTTTTATCGCTGCCCAAAGCTCCAATTGACAAGTCTCCCTTCCGAAATTACCTCACTCGGAGATTTTGCATTCTCTGATTGTTCAAAGCTAGCGTTAACAAGCCTCCCTTCTGGAATCACCTCAATTGGAGACCAGGCATTTAGGGATTGCTTTAGTCTCGCATTGACAGGTCTTCCTTCTAGAATTACCTCAATCGGAGATTACACATTTAGGAATTGTTCAAAGGTAGCACTAACAAGTCTCCCTTCTGGACTTACCTCAATCGGAGATTTTGCGTTTCTCAATTGTTACCAACTATCAATGACGACCCTGCCTTCTGGAATTACCTCAATCGGACAGTATGCATTCAACAATTGCCCAAGGCTCGCATTGACAAGTCTCCCTTCTGGGATTACTTCGTTGCCAACAGCCGCATTTCAGTACTGTCCAAAATTAGCATTGACGACCTTCCCGTCTGGAATGACCTCGATTGGAGCTTATGCATTTAGGCAGGGTACAGGTCTCGCATCAATAACCCTTCCCCCCGCACTCACTACAATCGGAGATTTTGCATTTGCCAATTGTACTGGGTTAGAAACGGTCAAATTTACGAGCACGGTATCCTCAATTCCTGGTGGAGTATTTTCCGGATGCCCAAAACTGTCTACCATTTATGTCCCGTGGTCGCAGGGGCAAGTAGCAAATGCTCCTTGGGGTGCGAGCAATGCCACCATCATTTACGATTATACTGGGGAGTAAACAAAGACTTATCAACATTTTTTGTGTGCCCGAATCGGGCACGGAAAGGAGTAATTATGGAAACTTTTGGCATCGCAAGCGTGGCGGTTATCACCGTCATCACCTACCTCGTGGGGCTGGTGGGCAAGGCCAGCAGCATGAACGACAAGTGGATCCCCATCCTGTGCGGGGTCTGCGGCGGGCTGCTGGGGGCTGTCAGCTACTATCTGGCACCCATCCCGGACTTCCCGGCTAGTGATCCCATCACCGCCATTGCCGTGGGTATTGTCAGCGGTCTGGCGGCCACCGGCATCAATCAGGCTGTCAAGCAGCTGAGCAAGGGGGAGTGAGATATGGGTAAGCGCATCACTGCCGCATATCCCATCGCCAAGGCGGGCGGTATCCCCATCAACACCAGCATCCCGGCCAGCAAGGAGACCTATGACCGGCTGGGCGGGCGGGACGTGGCCTTTGTGGTGCTGCACTACACGGGCAACGTCAGCGACACCGCCGAGGCCAACTGCAAGTATTTCGCAGGCGGCGACCGGGAGGCCAGCGCACACTACTTCGTGGATGAGGACAGCATTTACCAGTCCGTACCGGCCTGTGACCGGGCGTGGGCGGTAGGCTCTGCCCATCCGGTACATCCCCTCTGCCGCAACACCAACAGTATCTCGATCGAGATGTGCTGCTCCGGGAACTACCATGTTTCCGAGCGCACCAAGGCCAACGCTGCGGCACTGACGGCGGAGCTGTGCAAGCTGCTGGGCATCTCCGGCGTGGACACCTACGTCCTGCGGCACTACGACGTGACCGGGAAGTCCTGCCCCCGGCAAATGGCAGGGAAGAACAATGCGGAGTGGGAGGCGTTCAAGGCCAGCGTCAAGGCGCTGCTGGATGAGAAGCCCAAGCCCGCACCCGCACCGACGACGAAGGAGGAGACGATCAACATGGAACTGCGTATGCTGCGCCGTGGCATGGAGGGCAACGACGTCCGGGCCGCCATGCTGCTGATGAAGGACAAGGGCTACTATCCCGACAAGATTTGGGATGGTGACAAGCTCTTTGGCCCCAAGATGGAGTCTGGTCTGCGGGAGATGCAGGCAGACCACGGTCTGGGCGTGGACGGTATCTTGGGCTCCAATAGCTGGAATTTCCTGCTGAAATAAGTGGTAAAATAAATCCACTGGAGGGCGCAGAGGACACCGCTACGCCGGCCTCACGCCCGTGCTAAACATCCGCACCTCCACGGCACACCGTGGGAAATGATAGATCAGCACAAAAGGATCCGCAAAAAACTATCCACTATGGCACCATGCCGCGCCACAGAAACAATCCGTGCGGTAGGGCTACCGGAAGACGAGGAAACCTGTGTAATTGACGTGGACGTTTTTGGCCGCACCTGCGTACAGACGGCGGCAAAACTACATATCAGCGTAGATGGATTTTACAAATTGCGCCGCCGCGCATACCAAAAACTGGCGGATGCATTCGATTCCTAAAAGTAGCCGCGCCCTTTTTGGGTGCGGCTATTTTTCGTTTTTGCACACAATTGGTGTACACTGTAACTACATTATTGCAGAATCAAGGCAGAATCCGGGCAGTTTATTTGCCCGGATTTCTTTTATTATAGAGGCAAGGAGGCGGGAATATGTACGAGCGCTTAATCAAATGCGGGTTTACTGCGCAAATGGCGCAGGATATTTGCATTCTGTACGCAGACGATCCCCAGGGGCTTTTAGCGTATGTGGAAATTGCTGAAAGCCTATATAGGGGTTGCAATCATGTATAAATATTTTAATCCAAATCCCTGCGGGAAAAACGTGTCCGATTGCACTGTCCGTGCGATCTGTAAGGCCACGGGAAAGGATTGGGGCGAGGTTTATCTCCGGCTGTGCATGCGGGGCTACTTGGACGGCGATTTGCCCAATGCAAACGCCTGTTGGGGCGCATATCTGCGGTCCTTAGGCTACCGGAGATACATCATACCGGACACTTGCCCGGACTGTTACACGGTCGGCAGGTTTGCCGATGAGCACCCGCACGGGACTTATATTCTTGCCCTATCTGGGCATGTAGTGTGCGTTCAGGACGGGATTATCTATGACAGCTGGAACAGCGAGAACGAAATCCCGCTTTATTTCTGGGACAAAGAAACGGAGGAATGAACATGGCATATCCCTATTTCAACCCCTATTATCCGCAGCCGATGCCGGACAACCTCATGCAGATGCGGCAGATGCAGCAGCCACAGATGCAGCCCATGCAGCAGCCTATGTCGCAGCCAGTGCAACAGAACCCCATCGCACAAGGCGGCGTACAGTGGGTAAGCGGCGAGCAGGAGGCAAGAGGTTATCTCATCGCGCCCAACTCTGCCGTAGCACTGTGGGATTCCACCGCCCCCACCGTTTACCTCAAGCAGGCAGACGCAAGCGGGAAACCGACGATCAAGATTTATGACCTCGTAGAACGCACAGAAACGACCCCTAACGCGCCACAAAAGCCGGGCGTGGAATTTGTCACCCGCGAGGAGTTCGACCGTCTGGCGGCGCTTGTGGGCGAAATAAAGGGTAAGAAGAAACGCAAGGTCGAGGAGGACGAAGACGATGAGTAACCCGTTTATGGCTGCGCTGGGCGGCGGGCAGGGGCCTATGGGGAACTTTGCCCAGATGGTTCAGCAGTTCAACCAGTTCAAAGCAAATTTCAAGGGCGACCCCAAAGCCGAGGTCGAAAAGCTCTTGCAGAGTGGTAGGCTAAACCAGCAGCAGCTTAATCAGCTACAGCAGATGGCGAAGCAGTTTCAAAGCCTGATGCAGTAATCATCAACATAAATCAACATCGTGGCCACGATTTGATGAATAAAAATTTTTCAAAGGAGTGATACTATGTCTCTTTCTGACGGCGGCGTTCAGGCCACTATGCCTGTTGCGCCTACCGGCATGATGAACAGCGGCTTTGGCGGCTTCGGCGGCGATGGCGCGTGGTGGATCATCATTCTTTTCCTGTTTGTGTTCTGCGGCTGGGGCGGCAACGGCTGGGGAAACAACGCCGGCAATTCCGGCGGCGTGGTCGATGGCTATGTGCTGACCTCTGATTTTGCCAATGTCGAGCGCAAGATCGACAGTGTAAATCAGGGCCTTTGCGACGGATTTTACCAGCAGGCGCAGCTTGTCAATGGCACCAACATGGCGATGGCAAACGGCTTTGCACAGGCCGAGCTTTCCCGCAGCAACCAGCAGGCGGCGCTGATGCAGCAACTCAACGCCATGCAGATGCAGGCCGCTAATTGCTGCTGCGAAAACCGTGCAGCTATCGCCCAGGTGCGCTACGACATGGCGACGCAGGCGTGCGACACGCGCAACACCGTGCAGAACGCCACGCGCGACATCATTGACGCGAACAACCAGAACAGCCGCGCCATCCTCGACTTCCTGACGCAAAGCAAGCTGTCCGACCTCCAGACCGAGAATCAGAATCTGAAGCTGGCGGCATCTCAGGCCGCGCAGAACAACTATCTGATCTCGCAGCTGCGTCCGTGCCCTTCGCCTGCCTACATTACTTGTAACCCGTGGGCAGGTAGCGGTTACGGCGGGTGCGGATGCAATCAGGGCTGCGGCTGCTGACAACTGCATAGCATAGCTTTTTGCTTGCGATTTTGGCAACACCAACAAAATCGAAAGCAAAATGGTCAGCCCCGTGCTGATACTACAACAACGCGGCGGGGCAATCGCTCCGCCGCTGTATTTTTAGAAAGGAGTTTTCCATGCCTGAATATACTGCTGTTGCTGCACAGACCGTAGCGGCAAATCAGAACGTGCTTTTCACCGAGGCGCCGATCCCCTGCACAAAGGGCCTTGTGACCCATCGCGCAGGCTCTGGCCTGTTTAATCTCCGGGGTAACTGCTCCCAGTGCCGCGTCCGCTACAAGGTGGACTTTATCGGCAATATTGCCGTAAGCGCCGGCGGGACCCCCGGCCCCATCTCCGTTGCCATTGCGGTTGACGGTGAACCTCTGCCGTCCTCCGTTGCGACGGTGACGCCCACAGCGGCGGAGGCGTTTTTCAATGTGGCGGCATCCGAGTACGTTGACGTTACAAAGGGCTGCTGCGCGTCGCTGTCCATCCGCAACGTTAGTGGCGAGGACATTGACGTGAGAAACGCGAACCTTATCATTACAAGAGTTTGCTGAGAAAGGAGAATGAACAATGGGTATGAAATCTATGTATGACCTGCGCAATATGCTCTGCAAGGAGCTGGACGAGATTACCCGCAAGGGAGAACTTGGCGCGGGTGACCTCGACATCGTGCACAAGCTGACCGACACCATCAAAAACATTGACAAGATCGAGATGCTGGAGGATGACGGCTATTCCCAGCGCCGATATTCCCAGGCCGGTGACTGGGAGGCGGACATGCGCGGAACCTATGGTAAAGGCAGCTCTTATGCCCGCCGTGGCACCCATTATGTCCGCGGCCATTATTCCCGGGACGGTGCCCGGGACGATATGAAGCGCCAGTTGCAGGAGATGCTGGACAACGCCGACGACGAAAGCATCCGCAGAGCCATCCAGCGCTGCATGGACACGATCGAGGACTAAAGGGGGTGCACCCCTATGGTAGACGAGAATGAGGTCAAGCGCTGGATAGCTCGCCTTGAAACAGAAGAATCGAGCTGGACAAACTATGAGAAACTGGCGGCGCTCTACATTATCCGTAACGAGCACGGCGGGGAGCAACTGCAGGCGAAAGCGCCCCCAATGCTGTATTCTGCAGAGCCTGCGCCGGCCAAGAAAATAAAACCCTCCGGCAGTGAATTTTTGAAAGCGGTCGGGAATGTAGCGCAGGATAGGGCGTGGGAAGTTATGGACGAGCTTATGGACACACTAAAAATCGTCAATGAGAAAGCTTATAACAGCGTCCTAAAAAAACTAACCTAAATCGCTACTACTAACACGTTACTAACAAAGTTAATCTTGGCGAAAATAAAAAAGTCCAGGAACCCTTGAGATTCCTGGACTTTTTTGGTGGAGACTGCTGGACTCGAACCAGTGACCTCCTGCGTGTGAATTATAATCGTTTTGAATATATAGACACAAAAATTAATAAGAATAACAATATTTGTTGCGATTTTGCAACTTTTCGAAGAGCAATTTTGCAAGGGCTTGCCTTGGCTCCCGTCGGTAACTAACAAACTACTAACAAATTTTCGCCTTTTTAACGGCCTGCACCAATTCCTCCGCTGACGTATGGACGTATATATTTGCGGTAGTGGAGTAGTTGGCGTGGCCGAGGATCCTCTGTAGCGTCTCCGGAGCAATCCCCGCTTTTCTCGCCCAGCTCGCATAGGTGTGCCGGGTGGAGTGCGGCGTTTTGCGCTGGATTTTTAATTTTTCCAAAAGCGGGTAATAATCCCGGCGGCGGAAGTTTGCTGGGATTCTTTCCCCAGCATAGCCGGATATGAGCAGTGGGCCAGTAGCCTTATTTGCAAAATAGGCAAAGTATGGGATCCCTTCGGGGCGGATTGGGATGATCCTGTTTCGCCCAGCCTCCGTCTTTTCACCGCCGACCACATAATCTTTGTGATAATCTTTAGCCGGTAGGGAAAACAATTCCCCTATGCGCATTCCTGTGTAAATCAGCATGAGGATAATTTTTGCGGTGTCGCTGCCGTCCGCTTCCAGCTTGCTTATTTCAGCATCGGTAAATGTTTCTTTTTCTTTTTTTGTGTTTTCGGGGAGCTGGACGAATTTTGCAAAATTTGTTGTGATGATTTCCTCGCGCATGGCCCATGTGGACATCTGCGTTATGAGTTGCTTATACTTGGACACAGTGCTATGGGATTTATGCATATGGGCATCCAGTACGCCCTGGAAATCCGCCGTTTTTAAGTCCCGGAACTTCCGGTCGTGCAGCGGCGCAAAAATTTTAAATGCGCCGTCATAGCCTTCTATACCGTTTGGCCCTATTTTTTTGTAATGCTCCTCTTTCCAAGCGTCAAACACCTGGGCAAAGGTCATGTTGTACCGCTCCGTTAAATCCTTGCCCGCAAGACGTTCCAGCGCCGCTATAGCATCTTTTTTGGTGGGGTAATATCCTATAATGATTTTTTGCTTTGCAGCCACCCAGGGCCTGCGTCGGCGCCCGGCGAGCTTATACACTGTCCCGGTTCCGTTGGCCCTCCTCATTGCTTTTCCCATTTTTATCCTCCTGCCCTATATTTTTATCGGTTTGATGGCATCTGTAATATCGCAGTGCGTTAATCAGCGCAGCAATTATTACACCGATGCCTACCGCAAGCAGCGCAAATAGCATCCAGCCGAGTGATGTAATCTTCCCGTTGCGGATAAGCCCTGTGTGGGGGACGCTTGAGTCAAACGCCAAATATCCAAATATTATGGATACGGAAATCGACAGCGAAACCGCCAGGATATACACCCAAATTTGCAATACGCGCTCCTTTTTTTCGTGCTTTGCCACTGATCCGGTCAGCTGCTCCATGCCGCCCTCCAAGTGCGCAATGCGTAGGGCTGCGCTATGCTTTGCATCTGCATCGGCCATTGCTCTGCGGGCCTCTGCCAGATGCTCCTCCGTGGTTGGTCTCTTTACGATACCAAAATACTCATCTATAGACACACCGAGGGCGGCGCATATAAGCCCCATCTTGTATAGGCTTGGATCCTTTGAAGACGCAGAAAAGTAATTGCTGATCGTGGACGATGACAGATCTGTTAAATCGGCTAAGTCTTGCGTGGTAAGATGCTGGTACTCCTTTGCCTCTCTGCAAATATCCTGCAAAGTTTTTTCCATTTCTTCCCCTCCTGCCTTATTTCGGGCAAACCTCTCCGTTTGTTTTTATCGGCTAATCGTATATTATCCGGTTTTTGGGTTGACTTGCCAAACAACAAACTGATACTGTGGGTATGCGGCCAAGAGCCGGTGACGGCGATAGGCGGCAAAAAATCCCCACCGTCCGGTGCGGGGGCGGTGGGGACTATATGAAATAATCTTCTATGGCTTTCACTTAATCCCCAATAGCTTGCCGACTTTTCTTTGCCGCCCCGCCTTTGTTGTAGGAATTCCCGTTGCTTTTGCAATCTTGCGTTTTGCGCTGGTAATTCCAAGCGCACGTTTCCAGCTAAAGGAAAGCCCTGGTATTTTAAAGGAAGATTTTTTAGCCATTTCTAATTATGCTCCTTCTTAAAAAATTTTTTGTATTGTTGCCCTAAACTGTGCAACAAATGCCATATTTTGACTATAGGTAGATAAACCGAAAGGAGAAATAATGTGGATTGGAAGCAGAAAAATATAAAGATGGAAATTGTAAGCTGTGAAACGAAAAATAAATGTGATATAATAAAGAATGCAGAGCATATTGCGTTACTTTCTGAGGCGATTTCTTTGGCGAGTAAAATGACCCGCGATCAGTTTGATAAAATTATGGAGGCGATAAAATGAAAATTTGGGCTATCAGTAAAGAAAACGGCTACGAGCGCGAAATACTCATAATTAATCCTCCAAAGCTCCGCGGGCGGCTTTGATAAAAATCCGCAGGGTTTCCTTATCCATTTTTTTCAAAAGCTCGACAGCTTCTTTCAAATCTTCATCTTTCATCCCGCCCTCGATCTCCGGATCGGGGGCTTTTTTTGCGCCCTCCGAAGCTGCGGGGGCATCTCCGTAAAGGAGGTATTCCACGGGAACACCAAGCACTAAAGCCGCTTTTTGTAGCTTTTTAAGGCTGGGACTATGCATTCCCGTGTTCCATTGTGAATAAGAACCGGAAGAAATCCCGCTTTTTTCATAAAAGACTTGTTTCGGCATCTCTATTTCTGCCAGACGAATTTCAATTCGCCGCAAAACAGATGAAGTATCAATTTGCATAAAAAGTACCATTAAAATTTAGCAATATTTAACCCTTAACAACTCTAAGTTTTTATTGACATTAAGGAAATACTTAGGTATACTTAAACTTGCAGAGGGTAATACAAAACCGAGCCCCCTGCACTTAGCGGACTGCGGAAAATATTAAGGGTTGTTGGCACTTCCATAATACCACAGTTTGCTAAGTTGTCAAGTAAAACTTAGTTTTTGTTGATTGCGGAGAGGGAAAGCCGCCCTGATGCCGTAACACCCGTATTCAACCTTAAAAACTAAGCAAGAATCAAACTGGAGGTGACAGAATGAGTTTTCGCAGCGCTCGGTTGGCCGCTGGGCTAAGTGTCCGGCAGGTCATCGAGAAACTAAAGGTGACGGATGCGGCGGTTTACATGTGGGAGACCGGCACGCAGGCACCGAGGGCCAGCCGCTTGCCGGAGATCGCCGAGCTGTACGGCTGCACGGTGGACGAGCTGTTGAAGAAGGAGGATGACAAATGATCGAAACCATGACGCTTCACCAGGCATCGAAGTATCTTAGAGATAAAGGCTTGAGCCTTTGTTCTGACACTCTGGCCGACGGCCTGGAGCAGGGCGTGTACCCCTTCGGCGTGTGCATCCGCACCGACCGCAGCCGGGTATTTCAGATTTTTAAAAAGAAACTGGATGCGTGGATTGAGGAGAGAGAGGAGTAAACATGACCAACCAAGAATACAGGGCGCTGGAGGATGCTTTTCTGGCACGGCACGATGCGCTGTGCGAAGAGAAGAGCCCGCTGGAGTGCGATTGTCCGGCCTGCCCCTGCAAGGGTATGTGCGACACGCTGTGCGCTGCGGAGGTGAATTGATGGACGGATATACATTGACTTTGGTCATCATCGGAGCCGCAACGGTGAGTTATTGGTTTGTTCGGCTGGTGGACAAGCTGGATAGACCCGGCAAATAGTAAATTGGGAGGAAATCGAGATGAAAGCGTGCAAGGGATTTGATAAAAATTTGAGGTGCCGAGGCTTCCAGTATGAGGTCGGCGGCGAGTACACGGAGGAAACCGCAGAGCTGTGCAATCGCGGACCCCACGCCTGCGAGAACCCGCTGGACACGCTACGCTACTATAGACCTGGCGATAGCCGGTACTGCGAGGTGGAGATTGAGGACAACGGACAGCGTAGCAGCTATGACAGCAAGGTTTGCGGCAAGCATATCAAGATCGGTGCAGAAATCGGGCTAAAAGGCGTTATCAACGCCGGTGTGCGGTTTGTGTTTGACAAGTGCGAGAGCGCAACCGAGGAAAACGCATCCGGTTGGAGGGGCAACGCCGACGCATCGGGTGATAGTGGCAACGCCGCCGCATCCGGTTGGAGTGGCAACGCCGCCGCATCCGGTTGGAGGGGCAACGCCGCCGCATCGGGTGAGAGGGGCAACGCCGC